TTGCGACCAGATAACAAATTTTCGATGATGTAGACAAATCCATAATATTCTCCAGGTTCATAATAAGGTTCACCATTGTATAGCCAATCGGTCATTCGTAGTCGTCCGATTCTTCTTCCTCTTCGTTATCAATTTCACCACCACAGAAAGGGCAGAAATTAACTTCGTAATACGAGTCGTCTAATGAATGTTTAATCTTGAAATCTGCGTCACAGCTTGCGCAATTGTAATGGTTATTTGCCATCTGTATTAATTTTTCCTTTTTCGGCTTCGTAAACTCTTTTACGGAGATCGGTACTACTGAAGCTGTGATCTCGTTTATTATAGTAAAAGTCTATGCCTCTATTAAGACATATATCTTTACCTGTAAATGATTTATCTTTATATTCAATACCTAAAATACGCGCATCAATAGGTAATGTTTTTAAAATATCTTCTAAATCTTTTTCTGTAGCGTAAACAATAACTTCATCTACATACTTACAAGCTTTAACCTGTATTTGTCTTTCAACAATACTTTGAATAGGTTTATTCTTAGTATCAGGTCTATCAATAGTTGGGTCGGTTTGGATGGCAACTATAAGGTAGTCACACATACGTTTTGCCTCTTCTAGCATAACAACATGCCCGGCATGAAATAAATCAAACGTACTGGCCGTAAGCCCTACCTTATATTTGCTCAACTTCAATCCCACCTTTATTTAAAAAGTCTATACCAGTTGTTTCCCGGTATGTATGACGATAATATACTTTACTTATACCTGATTGATAAATCAATTTTGCGCAATCGATGCACGGTGCATGAGTAATAAACATAGTTGCATCAAGCCCGGATTCATTTGATCTTGCAAGTTTTGCAATCGCATTTGTCTCTGCATGAAGAACTTCTGGTTTTGTTTTTAATGTAACATACCAGCGGTCATCAATATGCTCATCCTCACAGTTATTATCCCAGCCCGATGGCATACCGTTGTAACCAATACTTATTACTCTATTATCTTTAACAACGATAGCACCGACTTGAAGGCGCTTTGCGCTGGACAGAGACGCGTAGGTCTCTGCCACTTTCATGTGCGCATCAATATATTTTTGTTTCAAGCAGCTTTACCCCAGACATCATCCCATGTACCGCTGTATGCAGCTTTAGCATAGTCGGTTGCACGGTTTTCAAAGAAGTTAGTATGTGTGGGTGCATTGATCATCTCTTCTACCCAAGGTAATGGATTCTTCTTTACCTTCATAATACCCTTAAGACCAAGACTGATAAGGCGACGATCAGCAATATATCGGATGTAACGTTTAACGTCAGCAGCGTCCAAATCAGCCATAGGACCCATGCTGAATGCCAGATCAATAAACTTATCTTCGAGCTCGACCATCTTCTCAGCAATCGTATACAACTGACCTTTAAGTTCATCATTCCATATCTCCGGATTTTCTTGGATGTAAGTTCTGAATAACTTAATCATTGATTCACAGTGCTGTGTCTCATCAACGATAGACCAGGTAACAATCTGACCCATGCCTTTCATCTTACCGTGACGTGGGAAGTTTAACAGCATGATAAACGAACTAAACAATTGCATACCTTCAGTGAAGGCTGAGAATACAGCAATGTGCTTGGCAGTATTTTCTTTTGTAGAGTTTTGCTGAGAAATATCTAACACATAATCGTGCTTTTCTTTCATCTCTGCATAAGCCATAAACTCATTATACATTGTCTCTGGAAGACCAATTGTCTCAATCAAATGAGAGTATGCGGCAATATGAAGAGCTTCGCGAGCGGCAAAACCCAGTAACATCATTCGAACTTCTGGTTGAGGAAAGTAAGGTAGATAGTTATTTACATAACCACCTGCCACGTCAATATCACCTTGTGTAAAAAATCGGAAGATGTTAGTCAAGAACGTCTTTTCTTCTTGCGTTAACTTTTTCTTCCAATCCTTTACGTCTTCAACCATTGGTACTTCTGTATGAAGCCAATGGCTTTGTTCGTGCTTTAACCATGCGTCGTACGCCCACGGGTAGTTGAAGGGCTTGAACGAACTGCGCTCATCTGTTAATTTAAAAGCATGTTTCTTTGTCATCTGTTACCTGTCTGTTAATACGGTTTTTTGTTCTAAAGCTGATAGTTTAATTTTTTCGTAACGCTCATCTGATATAGAGTGATAGGGGTTATTATCACCTGAGTAAATATCAGTAACATCACCATCAACATCTCTTAAAGCAAATACACAATAATAAACTGTGTCATCTTCTAGAGCAGTAATTTTATGTTTTTTATCTTTATCAATAATAACAAACGTAGGCGAATTATATCGCTTAGGTTCGCAGCCTTCTATTTCTACTTTTATAGAACCTTTAGCTAACAACGTTACATGATTAAAATGATGATAGTGGCCACCTCCATTAATATCTCCTGCTTTACGATAGGTATGTGATCTTACCCACACATTACCGTAGAAACCCATTTCATTTAAATCTGAAAACCCTCTGTGAGACCGTTGAATGGTTAACCATTCATAATCCTCTTTTGTAAGTGACATTATTACCTCATGTATCCTTTGTAAAACTCATCTATTTGTTGGCCCCAGTCAATGATTAAATGTATTCTGCTTTTTGTAGATTCATTAAGCACTGAATGTATAATGTTATTATTAAAATCTGTGAGTACACCTTCATCCATAGGTATTATACTACCACCGCAAAAGAACTTCACCTGGTTATTAGTAACGATAGGTAAATGTATTCTGCGACATCTAGCAAGGTGTCTACTACTATCAACATGTGGTCTTACATTCTTACCTGGTGGTAAGTTGACTAACATTACACGTTTAGGTTCTCCGTGTTTATAAACTTGATCTATCATGATAAAGCATTCCATAAGCTCATCACGTAATAATTCTATATAATGCTTATTAATAATCTTATGATAGAATACTCGACTATCTATATCAGGTTGATTATATATTGGTATAGTTAGAGAATCTTTTTGATCATTAAAAGATCTTCTATCTTCCCATTTACACCATTCCTCTTGCGTAAATTTGGAAACTTTATCTTTAAGACTATTAAATGTAGTTGGTCTGCCTATAATTTGATACTTAAAGTTAAAATCTTTCATATATAATTTCAGCTATTTTGTCGTGCTCTGACCAATTCCAGTAATTAAGATTACCTGGTGTATCAGGTCTTAAAAAATCGTTCATTGTATTTTTATACCCTAGTAGGTATTCCGGTATATTGAATATGTCTGTATCACTATTATACTGTGTAGCCCATGCATTAAACATTACCCATTTGCATTTAGATTGTGTGAGTGTATAAACTACAGAATTAAACATTATAACAAACATTTCTTCTAACCACGGTTCATTATAATAATCATTGTAAATTAAATCAACAAATGTCTTAAGATCCTTATTGTTAATAAGTTTTAATGTATTAAGTTGGTTAGTTATTCTTCTACTTAATACATTATTATTAACTTCAACAACATCCCCAAGCCATCTATTCTTACTTAATTTTTCTTTACCGGTAAATATTCTTTCTTTACCGGTTCTTATATTTGCCCCAAATTCTAATCTTGAAGAATGTGTCCATGATACAACTACAAAATCATCTGGAGTAAACTTAGTTGTTGCAATTTGTCTAGCAATACGCCAATTACTACAACCCGGTATTGAATTATTGGTGATAGCTTTTTGTCGTAACTTAACCTTGAGTCTGTCTGGCCACTTATAGGTTTCAAGTTCCCCGTTCTTTACATAGGGGTACGACCAGCTATCACCGTAGCAGTAAATCACAATGTGAAAGGCGTATATTCAATACCTGTATCGGCTAGACCGACCAAGTTGATATGGCTTGCATCTCGGAATGCAGCTAAGTTAGAAGCTGCATCAAGCAATTGAGCCTGTGTAACCTCTTTACGATCTAACCAGCCTGTAAACAATGTTAGATCATCCATTGAAATAGTTGACCCGGTAACATTTTTATAGACATGCTTGACAAAGGTCTCATTACTTGTACCTAACGCATCTGTTTTGTATACAGAAGAGTTCAAAAGCAAGTCGGCCAACTCAACATCTGTCATACCCGTATCTTGCAAGGCAAGACCAACACCAATTAAACCTGCGTTAACGTCCGATTGACCAAGACCGGCAGCAAGCAGCGCGTATACTTCACCTGCAGGGCCATTAACATCCAATGCCAATGCTTTATCATTGAATACAACACGCTCAACATCCTTTGTAGTGACCATGCTATCATCAACATTAACAGGGGTGAATACGAATGTATCGTTTTGACCTTTTGTTAGTGTGAATTGATTTCTTGTTGCATTGAGGTTCAATACTTCATGTGGTGCAGAAGTGCCTGTTGCTTCTACTAAGAAGTCGAGATCACTGTCTCCAGACCAGCCTCCTTCACCACCAATACCTGTAAGCCCGGTAGTCGGCATATCTTTCAATATTAATTTTGTTGTTACAGTCATTTATTTCCTTTCTTTAACCTTCACAGGCGATACAAACATCACCTTCAATCATAGATTTCATATCTAATTCTTTAATTACTTCTCGTTCGATTCGTTTAGA